TAAATGAATACTGGGAAGTAGACGAAGATGTTTTAATAGCAGACGCAATGAATGATGTGTATGACCAACGTCGGGTGGGATATCATGACAGGTATGTTTCTGATACCGGTATACATTTGTTTTGGGCTACAACTGTTATGTTTACTAAAAATAATAGGGCTAAGTCATTTTTTGAATTGGTAGAATTTATAAGAACCAATTATCAATATTACGGAGATTTGTTTAGATTTGATACACGACAATTTAGAAACGATATTGCATTTAGTGTTGCTAAACATATTATCAGCGGGTTTGAAACCGAAACATTGCCGTCGCTGCCATCGTTATTAACAATACTGGATCGAGATTTATTGCATTCAGTTGATACTAGCGGAAAATTAACATTCCTTGTTAGCCCTATGATGGATTCTAACTATTGTGCTATTACAATGAAGGACACAGACTTGCATATAATGAACAAACAAAGTATAATAAGAAATGCAGATTCACTTTTGAAATTAATATGAACTTTGGATATCTAATAATTGTATCAACTTCGTCAGATCATGACTATCTAAAGATGGCCTATGCTCTTGCTCTGAGTATTAAAAATACACAACAACAAGGATACGACAAAGTAGCACTTGTAACAGACGATGTTGACGCTGTAAAAAAATTAAAATCGTCTTGGGTATTTGATCATATTATTGAGCATGAAGCTAAACCAAGGTGGGACTCAAGGTCCTGGATGGATCAATTAACTCCCTTTGACTCGACGGTTGTGTTTAGATGCAGAGATGTTGTTTACTAGAGACTACAGTCATTGGATCGACTATTTACTGAGAACACTGAGCTATACGTTGCTAACAACTCGTACACATACAGGGACGAGTTAGTAACTGACGATGCATATCGCCGCGCATTTACAAAGAACGAGTTGCCTAACTTGTATAGTTTTTACACATTCTTTAAAAAGGATTCAAAATTAGCTGATGAATTTTTTACATTAAATCGTTACATAATTGAATACCCAGAAGCATTTTCTAATTATTTTTTATCAAGTCATAGGCCTAAGGTAGTTGGCACAGACGAAGCATTTGCTTTAAGTGCAAAAATTTTAGATATTTCAGATCAAATTTCTTATCAATTAGACTTTCCTAAAGTAGTACATATGAAACCGATGGTACAAAACTGGCCATGGCCTGCAGATGCATGGAGCGATCACGTTGGATTTTATCTTAATAGACAAGGGTACATTAAGATAGGAAATTATCAACAATACAACATTGTGCATTATGTAGAGAAAGATAAAATTGATGACGAAATGATCAATATATTAGAGGAAATAGCATGGAAGAAATAATCGACTTTGAAAAAATTCTAGGCGAATTAGAGTTTCCTAAACTAACTTACGTTGCAATTTTTAATCCCGATACCGGAGAAGTAACAAGTGTTGGTCCGGCATATACCTTTCCTAATGTTGAAAACAAAGTTGACATTGACCAATCGACCGCTGAACTAATTATTGAAGGAAAGATAAGATTAAACTCATGCTTTATTGACATGAGAGAAAATAAATTAGAAATTGCTGAAATTAAATCAATGTTTAAAATAGACGATGTGCTGCATAGAATTGTAGAAGCACGATGGTCTAACATCGAACGCCCAGATGTGTTTATTGAATATAATAGAAAAACAAAAACATTAAAAATTCAATTAACTGAAGAATTCTATGGAACTAAAAAAGTTCCTAAGAAATTTCATCCTATTGCTAAACGTAAAGTTATATGGGATGGCGATACTGAAATGAATTTTTTAATTACTGAATATAATGATCCTAATATATTATATAAGATGGTTTCGATAAAAGTGTCTGACCTAGTCGGAAAAACTAAAACTATCAGCGATTTAAAATTACCAGAAAGATACAGTGTCTATACAAGACGCCTTTTTAAAAATTATATAATTGAGACCAAATGAAAGTTATAGAATTTGATGTAGTATTCCTAAGCTACGATGAACCTAATGCAGATTTGCACTATGCTGACCTATGTAATAAAGTTCCATGGGCAAAACGTGTACACGGTGTTAAAGGTAGTGACCATGCACATAAAGCAGCCGCTGAACTAAGTGAAACTGAATGGTTTATTACTGTTGATGCAGATAACATTGTTAATCCTGCATTTTTTAATTTAGATCTTAAAATGGAAGATCCTAAGATCCAAGTATACGGATGGTGTGGTCGTAATGCAATTAACGGATTACGCTATGGCAACGGCGGATTAAAAATCTGGAAAAAAGACTTTGTATTGAATATGCGTACACATGAAAATTCAGATAGTGATAGAGGCCAGGTTGACTTTTGTTGGGAAGAGGGATATCGCAATTTTCCGGTAGTTTATAGCGATAGCATTATTACAGGCAGTCCGTTCCAAGCATGGAGAGCAGGATTCCGTGAGGGTGTTAAAATGACCTTGCTTGACGGAGTTAAAGTTCCGCCGATGGAAATTACAGAACGTATCTGGTGGCATAACATTCATAGACTGCGTATGTGGTCGACTGTAGGCGCACATGCAGAACACGGTAAGTATGCAGTACTTGGCGCCCGCATGGGAACATGGATGACTAATTGCACCGATTGGAACTATGTCGATGTACGTGATTTTGAAATATTAAAAAATATCTATAATGAAAATGTTAATCACGAATCAGTCGAACACGATATTAAAGATTTGGGCGAAAAAATTAAAATTAAATTAGGGTTAGAATGGCCATACTTTGACGAGCAGCAGAGCAAGTATATTCTATCCTTGTATGACGAAACGATTGAATTAAACAATACCTATTATAAACTGACCAATGAAATATGATCTTTTTTATGTTAGTGATAAGAATATATCATCTGCAGACTGGCAACAGTTCAAGTTGAGATTTCCTAACGCACAGAAATTAGAAAATATAAAAACAATCGACGAAATTAAAAAGAAAGCATTTACTAAAATGTTTTGGGTAGTTTGGGATGATGTTGTTGTGTTGGATGACTTTAATTTTGAATATAGAGCAACACAGTGGGACATAGAATATATTCATGTTTTTAAAAATGGTAAAAACTTTAACGGTATTTGTTTATTTCCTAAATCAGCAACAGTCTCGCAGAAAGAATTTAAGTATAGATTCTTTGTGCATAAAAAAGAAATTGACATTATAGCCAGCGTTCCTAAACCGTATGATATTGTTTTTATCTCATATTATGAATCTAATGCTGAGGAAAACTTTAACAAGTTAAGTGATAAGTTTCCAAGGGCTAAAAGAATAGACGGAATAAAGGGAATTCACCAAGCTCACATCGAGGCAGCTAAAATTGTTAATACAAAAATGTTTTGGGTAGTCGACGGCGACGCTGTGATTGAAAGTGATTTTATGTTTGATCACGAAGTTACGACTTGGGATCAAGACATAGTTCATGTATGGCGTAGTAAAAATCCAGTCAACGGATTAGAATACGGGTATGGCGGGGTTAAGTTGTTACCAACAGATATGACCATTAATATGGACTTATCAAAGCCTGATATGACAACTAGCATATCAAACAGATTTAAAGCCATGGACCAAATATCAAACGTTACAGCATTCAACACTGATCCTTTTAATAGTTGGAAGTCAGCGTTTAGGGAATGTGTTAAATTGGCAAGTAGAACAATTGATCGACAAGAAGATAACGAAACTCAAATACGTTTAGATAGATGGTGTATTATAGGAAGCGATACAGATGCAATTACCGGAGCAATAGCCGGTCGCGAATACGGCACTAAGAATAAAGATGACAAAGAAGCATTGAAAAAGATTAATGATTTTGATTGGTTAAGAGATGAGTACAGAAGAACAACGGCTTAAGAAGACCATACAAATTTTAAATGACGTAAGTCCTAGCTTCTGTTTGGCTAAATGGCACCAACTCACTTTGTACTTACAGAATGGTTTTAATCATAGTTGCCATCATCCAACTCCCCATAAAGTTACAATTGAAGAATTAAAAAACAATTACAAAGCTCTTCACAATACACAATTTAAAAAACAACAGATGCAGAAAATGCTAGACGGAGAACGTCCTGCAGAATGTGATTATTGTTGGCGTGCCGAAGACGCAGGAAATATTAGTGATCGGGTATACAAGAGTTCAACAGCTTGGGCAAGAACTAAATTAAACGACGTGTTAGAAAATAAAACAGCAGATGTAAATCCAGCATATCTTGAAATTAGTTTTAGTAATGTATGCAATTTTAAATGTGCTTACTGTAGTCCAGATTTAAGCAGTCCGTGGTACGAAGAAATTGACAAGCACGGCCCTTACCCTACGTCAATGAACTACAATAACTTTGATTGGTTTAAACAAACAGGTAAGATGCCAATTAAGCACACTGACCCTAATCCGTATGTAGATGCATTTTGGCAATGGTGGCCGGAATTATATGCTTCTTTAAACACATTAAGATTAACTGGCGGAGAGCCATTACTGTCAAAAGACGTGTGGAAGATGCTTGATTATATTGAGGAAAATCCCAACAAAGAATTGATTTTTGCTATAAACACGAATTTGTGTGTACATGATGCTTTTATAGACAAAATCATTGAAAAAACTAATAATATATCTAAACACACTAAAGAGTTTCAATTTTTTACAAGTGGTGAAGCAATTGGTACTGCTGCGGAATATATTCGATACGGATTGGATTACACGCAGTGGACCACAAATCTTGAAAAAGTTCTAGACAATACAGATGTTATTGTAGCAATTATGACTACAGTAAATTTAACTAGCGTAACTACCTATGCTGATTTTATTAGATATATTTTAGACCTTCGTGGAAAATATAATAAAAATGCAACATTTAATAAGGTTCAGTTTATGACTAACTTTTTACGCTGGCCAGATTTCTTATCTCTGCAAATATTAGATAATGATACTAAAGAACAGTTTTCACAAGACATTGAAATGCTAATACAGGAACGTGGTAAGTGGAACGGACTTGCTACGTTAACGTATTCCGAAGTTGATCAATTAAAACGATTGGTTAATTTTATGAATACTACATTAGACGATAAACAATTACACACTAACAGAAAGGATTTTGCGGCATTTATTACTGAATATGATAAGCGTCGCGGAACTGATTTTAAATTAACATTTCCTAAATTAGATAATTTTTATAACCAATGCAAAGACCTTTAAAGAAAACTATCGAAATAGTAAATGCTATTAGTCCTAGCTTCTGCGCAGCTAAATGGTACAATGCTACTATATGGTTAGGCAACGGACGTACTGCTAGTTGCCATTTGCCGCCTGCACACACTATTCCTCTTGAGTTAATAGCACAGAATCCTAGTGCATTGCATAATACTCCTTATAAGAAAGAAAAAAGAAAAGAAATGTTGGAAGGAGTTCGATGCGATGAATGTGCATATTGTTGGACGGTAGAAGATAAAAGAGATAC